GTGTTTTTATCACCAGTAACATTTGCATACCCTGAACGCTCACCAAGAAAAGTATTAAACGCATTAGTGGCAGAGACAAAATTAGTGGTGTATCCCGCTTGATAACCAAGGGCTGTAATAAACAAACCAGCTTGATTTGAAAATGCGGCTTGATGACCTACGGCAGTGTTGTAGGATGCTGTACTATTATTTTGTAATGCACGAAATCCAACGGCTACGTTATTTGTTCCGGTGCTGTTGTAGTACATGGCTTCTGAGCCAAGCGCAGTGTTGTAATATCCACCGTTGTTTGTGTACATTGCAAAAGCACCAACAGAGGTGTTCTGTCCCGCACCTGTTTGGTTAAGATAATTTGCGTGATAGCCTATAGCAGTGTTGTAGGATGATGAGGTGTTGAGATACAAAGCCTGTTGTCCAATAGCGGTATTAAATGCGCCACTTCCACCAGAGCCATAAGCATAATAACCAACAGCGGTATTACTGTTTCCAGTAATAGAAGAATTACCAGCAAGACTACCTACATAAGTGCCATAACTTCCAGTTGCACCACTTCCAGCCGCACGACCAATAGCAACATTATCTGCGCCAGTAGCGTTAGCGGCAAAAGCACTAGCACCTACCACAGTGTTGGTAGACACAGCACCTGCACCACGACCTACAGTTAAACCATAAATGGTTGCGTCTAGTGTGCTACTGAATGTTCCAGTGACTGCAAGACCAGTTGAAGAAAACAATGTGCGTAATGTAGGAGCGCCGCCTGCATAAGTTACATATCCAACCCCATCGTTTATTCCTGATAGTGCAGTAGGTACGCGACCAAAGAATGAGTCATATGCAGTAGACCCATCAAAAAATATCCCGCCGTAATTTGCCGCAGTTGCCCCAGCATTGATTCGTATAGCGTAATTAGAAGCTAAGGTTGTAGACGATGACCCTGCTCCAGATAATAGAAGCGGAGTGGTAGCCGCACTTAGGGTGGTGATACCCGTAGCACTCAGCGTTCCAGTGACTGCAAGACCAAAAGCAGTAAATGTTGCGGAATTAAGTCCTCCTACATAAAAGTTAAGTATGTTTGTGGCACTTAACCCCATAAAGTTGTTACCACTAGCATTATCAAAATGGTAATACTGACCGCTACTTGAATTAGTTTTAAACGCATTAGTAGTAGTTGCTTGAAAAACTGGAGATACAAGAGTAGTCCCATCAAAAGTAAGCGCAGACCCAGTAGCCAATGCACTAGAACTAGATGCGTAAACCACACCGCCTGATGTGAATGATGTTAAGCCTGTGCCGCCGCTTGTCGTTGGCAATGCAGTACCCGACAAACTAAACGCCAATGTGCCGCTAGTTGTGATGGGCGAACCCGCAATAGACAGGAACGATGGAACACTTGCCGCAACGCTAGTTACAGTGCCTAATGGGTTTGCCGCCCAAGATGTGTCAGTACCATCGGTTGTTAAATATTTACCGCTGTTACCCGTTTGGCTTGGCGCTAAAGCATTGAAAGCCGCATTAGCAGTTGATTGTCCCGTACCGCCATAAACAATAGCTAAATCAGTTGTTAACGTTAAAGAAGCGGCGTTAAGTGCTGCAGGTAGTGTGACATCCCCAACAGTATCTTCGTACACTGCCTTTTCAGATGGGTACGTAACAAACACATCCACTGCGCCGGTAAAGTTAACCAGTGCGCCAGAGTTGGATGAAGACAGGGGTGTGGCGTTACGAGTCAGTGTCGTACCAGACAATGTGTAAACACCAAAGTTGACTTCCCAGGCACCAGACACAGGATCGACGATTGCAAAGTACGTTGTGTTAGTGTCACCAACTGCGGCAAAAGATTGGAATCCAGTGGGTGTGGAACCCAAGGTAATTGTGCCCGTACCCGGCGCAGCAGCGGCTTGTTTAACCCGATCTTTTACTATTAGAGCCATTTGTTATCCTTACGACGGTAGGTTAGTCCAACCGGGTGTCTGAACATTGCTGATATTTTGCCAGTTTGCGTTCTGGCTGTCATCTATTACAGCCCAAACAAGCACGTTGTTTATCGAGACAGTCAACTGAATTCCATCTGGGCGGATGTTTAACGTTTTTAAAACAATCAAACTGTCTGCGGCATTGGCCAACTCAGCTATGTTAGCAAGAAACTGAACCTGCGCGGTTTGAGAATTGGATGCCGTAGCTGCCTCTGCAATCGCCGCATTCGTACTCTTTAAAGCAGAAAACGTTTCTGACGCCGACGCAGATTCCGAGATTAGCCCACCAAAACTAGTAAGAGCACTTGATTGCGCGGATGCCGACACAATCTCAGAGATGGCAGCAAGTACCGCTGAACTAGCCGCGAAAGTTTCTGAGGCTGTAGCCTGCTCCGAAATAGCTACTAACAGAGCCTTAACTGCCGTTTGAAAATCTGTAGCCGTAGCAGACTCAGACAAAGAAGCAAGGACTGCCGTTTGCGCAGACTGAGTGTTAGACGCCGAAGCCGCCTCTGATAAAGAGACAGGCTCCGTCTTATTGCCTAGGGAAGCAAAAGGTGATTGAGCAAAAGTGCCGCCTGCAAACACCGCATTACCTGATTAAACGGCGTCAAGAGAGAATGTATAGGTAACAGTCAGCGTGTCACCACTGTCCACAAGCTTGTCGCCGCCAGTAAAATCACCAGCGGAAAACAAAACACCGGACGTACCAGAGGTTACGCTGCACAAGAATGCGCCCGCAATGGTCTGTGAGTTGGCGTTCATGGTAAACACAGCAGGAGAAGCGGTGTTGGCTATAACCGAAGGGTCTGCAGTGGTAGCCGTACCAAACGTTGCTGTCTTGCGGGTGCCAATGTAAGCTGTGTTTTCTGTCCAGCCCGCATGCGTAGCTAAAGTATCAGCAGCGGCAAACGTAGTGCCCGAACCGGGGCCAGTCACCAGACCCAAGAACCAAGTGGCCGTATAAGCAGAGCCTAAGAAATACTTGGTGTTCATGTCCTGCAGACCTTGATTTACCACCAAGTTGTGGAAGCTGTCAGTCCACTTTAAGTTACCACCTGCATCATGGCAAACAACTGTGTAAACACCGCCTGCGCCAACAGATTCACCAAGGGCAGGGCGGGTAATTAAAGAAGCTGTTACTTCGTCTTTTGCTGAACTGAATTCCATGATAAATCCTTAAGAGATGCGCACGATAGCGCTGTTGGCATCGGGAGTTGGGAAGATGATTTGGAACGTATCGTTGTTTACGGTTTTGTCTGTACCAAAGTCCAACACAGCTACAGACTTGTTACCCTGTGTAAAGTTGTAGATCAAAGCCGCACGAGCAGTAAACGTAGCGTTTGTCCAGCTTGTGTTGTTAAACGAAATAAAAGCGGTAGGGACACCAGCCGTGTTATTTGCCGATGTTGGCGATGTAGAAATTACCAGAGTATTCCCGCCCGTTGTGTAGCCGCCCCCGTTTGGCACTTCATTGACTGACGAGTAGATGGTTGTAGTTTCATTGATATTTGCCGCCGCAGAGTACAACGCGACTTTAAACGTGTTTGGGGATGTTGGGCCAAAGTTATGAACCGCTTGAAACAGCTCAACTTTAAAACTTGTGGTAGCCGATTGAAGAATACTCATGATACTGCAACCCTTACTTGACCATCGCGATAAGCATCACCGCGCTGTTTGCCGTCGGCAAGATTTTTATACAAAGCAATTGCTTGCACATAACGTTCATTGGCAACAGTCATCATATCTGCTTCGCTCTTCATGTAGACCAAAGCTTCACAAATAGTTCCGTATAACAACACCGAATCAAAATTATCACCAAGCCACGTATTGGTAGCGGTAACAATAGATTCTGGGTAGTAGTAATAATGCAGCTCTGCCATGTACGCCGCATTGGGCGTAGGGCCAACAATGAAAGTTAGTTCGTTAATGTCATTAGACTGTGGGCCAAAGAGCGCGTAGTGTTTAGGCTTCCCAGTTGTTGTTGGGTTAGGGTACGCCTCGCGCATGAAGTTCACATCTTTGTTCAACAGAAACAAAAAATCACCAGTCCCAGAAGCTGGGTATATGGCTAAGCTATACACCGACAAAAAATCTGCCGGGCAGCCAAGATACTTATTACCTGAACTCAACGCGCCTGTCACATTCTTTCGCAAATTAGCTGGTTGCGCAGTGTTGTAAATGCGCTGCTCCGCCTGACGAATGAACACGTTAATGTTATCAGTCGGAAAAGCATTCTCGCAGTAATCGTTTACCTGCGTGACAAGCTGCGTGTAGTTCATGCCATTGGGCCCCTAGCCATCACACCTTTGGTAGCTGCGCCCGTACCACGAATTTTAATGCCAGAGGTTTTGGCGGCTGGTTGGGGACGACGATCAATGTTACCTACAGACATATTGACTGTATTAGCATCGCTGTGGTCAGGGCCAGAGCCAGGATTAGTAGAAGCTGTAACCACCTTACCAGTCATGGTGTGTGGTGTCGCGTATACCTTAGCATCGCCAACTTCTTTACCCATCATCTTTTTGCTAAATGTAGCCATGATTAGCCTCTTTTCTGATTGGCAATCTTTGCCAAGTTGCGACCCATAGTCTTCATGTCAGAGTTGGTTTTACCCTTACCCTTACCTTTTCCGCCCATTATTTCTTTTGTAGATGGGCCACTGCTAGGGAAGACTTTAACATCGGTCTTACCCTTTTTGGCGATGCCATCTGCTGATCGTGTGTATGCCATTTTAAGCTCCTATTTGTATCGTTACTGTACCAACTTGTACGCCTAATGCCAAGTAATTTGGCGTTAGTAGATTATCGTTTAACCTAGACCCGCCAACCGGGTTCCAGCCCCACTGAATGTCTCGCGAACCACCAGACAAATTACCATTACTGTTAATGCCAGATGTTACATACGTTGTATCCCTACGCGGATTGCGTAGCGCTTGTGGGTCATCCACAGGAAACGTACCCAACATCAATTGTGGCTGATCTGGGTCCCAGCATTCAGGGCAAACCAATAACTCATATTTGCGCTGTTTAATAATTTCAGTTTTAAGATTCTTCAATCTAAACTGTTGACCACAGCGGTCACATTCAGCAATCGCTATTTTGCCGGATGCAAAACGATTACCCATCAGTAACCTCCGCCGCTTCCAATAAACATCTGCCTAGGAACAAACCGAACTGCGGCCTTTTCCCGATCTTCACCAGCGGCAATTTCAAACGTTTCGTTATAAATTTGTTTGAGCATTTCAATGCGCGGCATTAACTCAGGTACTTTGATGGCAATGTGATACGCCAAGCCAGCTACCAAACAAGGTAAGAAACGGAAATTCATATCGGCTGTTTCAACACCGGCGCCGGCGTCTTGCACTCTACGCAACCGGTAGTAAACAAATTGGTAAGATGTACTGTTGTCGGGCGTAGGCCATACAGTAACGGCTGGAAGTTGGGGAACATAAACGGCGGTGCTAGTTATATGCGTAGCCGCTGTAGTGTTATTTTGCCCACGGAACACACCACCCAGGACATTCCCTGTGATGTATGTGTAGTAGATATCTTCTGAATCTAAACGGATAAACCCAGATCCGGCTAACCCAACCACCGTGTTAAGCGTGATCGTTGTGGCTGTTGCGGTAATCGCACCATCAAGCACAGAGCTTGTAGGATTTGTCTCCCCAGATAACCGCTGAATCCATACCTGAATCGGTCGCGCCTGTTGTAGCTTGTTTGGTATTGTTGCATAGGTAGAAACACTAATGCGGGTAATAGTCAAATCCGCCTGGGTAGATGCTGTGTTGGAGCCCGTGCGGATTACATGCTCTAGCAAATCAATCGTGTCTGTGGGTAGGGCATATGTAGCTAGACCAGGCGTCAGGTTAATAACGCCCTGCTCCATCGTCCACATGTTGATACCTTTAGACTGCCACTCAATGGTCATTAGGTTCATAGACCTACGTGCTGTACGCAAGTCATAACCAGACCTCATCTCCCGGCCCGCACGCTCCCATGCCTCTTCAGCGATTTCCGTAAAGTCCATATTGAAAAGCGTAGAGCCGGTAGTGGTCATTTTTTAGCAGTCTTTGCAGATTGAACAAAAGCATTAGCAGTAGGAGCACCTTTAGCTCCAGGCGTACGCATCTTTTCTTTAGACCCAGCGGCTATCCGTTTACGTTTAGCGTTAATGTTGGCATACAAACCAGCAGGGCCGCCCTCAGCATATTGCGTAAAGTCAGTATTGTCCCGACGCGCCTTCTTTGTACCCTTGGGCATTTTGCTGGGAAGAACGGCTCCCATTCCACGACTTGCCATCATTTTGAATTCCCTTTAGTTTTCTTAGCTAAAAACAATTTATCAACCATCTCTATCCGTTGAGGTTTGGTTGTAACTTTATTAATAATGCTTAGACGTTTGGGTTTTGCTGCCTCATAAAATCCAGCTTTTTTTAAAGACTTAACTACTGAAGTTTTTGAGGTTGCCATATCAGCACATTCCACCATTTTTCATGGCAATCATAGTGCCTTTGGTTTTACCTTTTGTGGCACAACCATCAGCACGCTTGGAAGCAGAGCCACCAGAAGAAAACTTACGGGGGGCAGACTTTCCGTCAATGTCTTGAGGTACAGGCATGCCTTCACGGAATACCGAGTCTTTTGGTGCGGGCTTTTTTGGCGTAGGCTTTTTTGGCGTAGGCTTTTTAGCCGATGGAACACCTTCTGGATCAGTCGGTGGTTTACCCATTTCGGCAGTATAAATACCGCCGTCGTTAAAACGTTTCATGATAGCTCCTTAGCAAGGCATGCCGCCCATGTTCATTTTAATCATCTTGCCTTTGGTTTTGCCTTTAGTAGCAATACCATTAGCGGAAGCGCGGAAGGTGCCGCCTTTAGCCAGCTTGGTCATGGATTCACCTTTGTGCAAACGGCCTTCGTGTTTGTTCACGGCCTTTTGCATCATGGTTTTATCCATCTTGACATCTTTGTGGGCCATGCCGCCTTTAGCCATTTTGCCTTTGCCGTCAGCCGCAAAGTCAGGAACCATCTTCCCGCCTTTGTTGACCATAGTCATACCGCCGTCTGCATAGCCACCCATGTTCATCTTTTTCATATCGTCACCTTTAGAAAATTTCTTGCCTTTATCGGCAGTTA